TTAGTTCCTAAAGTTAATCCCATACCAACCTGATTACTGTCTAAGAAGATCTTGGCTTCTTTCTGAGCTAACTCTTGCATTGTTTTTTGATATTCATCTGCTCTCTTTTGTTCAGCTTCTGCTCTTGCTTTCTCTTGTTTTTCAAGATGACCAGTTACTGCTCCTGCAAGGAAACCAACGGTTCCTCCAATAGCCATTCCCATTGGACCAAACATTGATCCCATCATTACTCCTTGAGCTCCCATTGAAACTCCTTTTCCCATCGCTTCATTTCCAGATTTCTGCATCTGGGCGCCTACCATTGATCCTGCTATTCCAATTCCTGCTCCTAAAGCCATAGTACCTGCTGTAGCTTTGAATGCCCTACCTTTACTAAACATGTTTCCAGAAGCTTTAGCAGATCCTTGTTCGCCACCTTTTCCAGAAGCTGAAGCAGATTTACTTGAACCACCTACTCCTGCTTGCTTAGTGTAAAGAGGCATCGAAGGATGAATACCTCTCATACCCTTTAACATAGACCCGACAGTTGCTGCTCCTACTCCTGCTGCTGCTAAACTTACTCCTATCTTTCCTAGAGGAGATGAAGCAAACTTGGCAAATAGATCTGCTATCTTAGTAACTAAAGGTGTTACCTGTATTGCTATCTGTTTGAATGCATCCACTAACTTACCTGTAGCATCTTGGAACGTCTGATCTACACTAGCTTCCTGATTTACTTCTAATAATGCTGCTCCTAAATCACCAGTTGCCTTTGCTCTCTCTCTAGCAGTCTGTAACTGTTCTGCTGACATCTCAGATGCAATCTCTTCATTAGCTTTCAATGCTTCTGATTTCAATAACATCTCTGCCATCTGATCAGAATTCATACCCATGGATTTTGCTAAAGACTCTCTAGCAATAACATTCATGTTTTCAAACTCTGCAATTGTACCTACCTGGGATGCTATCTCTCTAGTAAGGGTTAAAGTATCTCCCTGTAAAGCAGCCATCCTAGCTCTCTCAAAGTTCAACTGTTTACCAGTCAATACCTCTGCTTCTAATTCTGCTTGAATAGAAGATTCAAAATCTAACATAGAAGAAGCAATACTCTCTATCTGTGAGAACTCTAAACCTAATTTCTTGGCTTCAGCAACTATCTTACCTAATTGCTGTGGACTTCTTCTCAAAGTAAGATAAGTAGATGCAGATGCTGAACCTATGGTTTCAAATGCTTCACTTAGAGATATATTTAATCCTAATGCTTTATTTGACTCTACTACTGATTGTGCTAAACTACTCTGGAATTCATCAGAAGATAATGCAGAACCCTCAGTAAGTAAGGCTAACCTTGAAGCTGCTGCTTCAGATACTCCCATGTATTTAGTTAGCTTAGTAAAGTTTTCTAAAGTTTCTCCTGAGAACTCTACTCCTAACTTCAATGATTGCTGTAAAGAGTTTTGTGCTTCTGCTAACTTAGTAGAGGTTATTCTTGAGTCTCTTGAATCAGCTGCAAACTGACCAAACCTCTTCTGCATCTCTGTAGCTGAGTCTAAACTAATACCTAAGTTTGTACTTAACTTCTTAGTCTCTTTAGCAGCAGACATGACACTTCCCAATAGTGCTGCAGGACCAAAGTTCTTACCTAACTCCATTGCTGCTGCTGCAGCTCCTTGTAATCTAGCAGATAAAGGTCCTGCTCCATCTGCAGCTGCTCTTGTAGCGGCATCTGCTGCCTTGTTTAAAGGACCAGCTATGAGACCACCAATAAGAGGTATCTCTCCAAACTTCTCTGCAAGATTCTTGAACTTCTCTCCTGCCTCTACTATCTGATTAGTAGTTTCTGCTACTTGAGCAGTTGCTGTTGCTTGTGCTTCAACAGCGTCTACAGTATCATAAATACCTCTCAAGAGAGTTCTGTATCCTGCTATCTCATCATCTGTAGCTGAAGAGATTCTAGCTAGTACTATCTCCTTCTCAACCTCAAGATCCAACATCTGTTGCTTGATCTCTTGATTCTTCTTGAGGATCTTTTCATAGTCCCTCTCTCCTTCTACTGTATTGTATACTTCAGAAGAGATGTCTCTGTAAGCACCTGCTGCTTTTGTAATAGTCTTAGAGATATCTCCAGCTAACTCTCCTGCTTCTCCTTTGAGATTCTTCAAGGATGCAGCCATAGAAGTAAGTGCTTGAGCTGTTGCTCGCATCTCTACTGCAGCGGTTTTAGTATCTACTCTACCTAAAGGTTTTGAATCGTTTTCTTCTGCCATTCCTTTTTACTATTCTTATAAATAGAGAAACCTCTAACTTCTAGAGGTTCTCGTTGAATAAGTTGGATTAATGTCAGGTCCCTTGTCAATAGTAGGGGACGAGGTTAGTTCCTGTGTGCCGTTAGCTTTATCCATAGCTTCCTTATGTGTAGCTTGTTCCTTCTCGTAAAACTCTTCGATAGTCTTGAAAGTGTACCTTCTCAACCAGATAGGCATATTGTAGACAGTTCCCCAATCATATCCTCCCTTTCCATGAAATACTATCTCATGAATCTGTTGAAATATGTTCTTACGATAATCAGACGTCAGGCCAAAAAAAGTTGATCCCGATAGGCAGTGTGACCTCCTCATCACTTCCATCATCATAAGTGTAGGTGAACTTCAAATCTACATCAGGTGATACTCTTACATATTCTTCTCTCAATGCTCTAGCATCTTGTGCTAATAGATATCCATCTACAAACTTTCTAATGTCTGCTCTCTCCCTGTTTCCATTGATTGCTACAATCATATGTTTCAATCTAGTAGTAACTTCAGGAACATCATTCTTATTGATCTTCTGTAAACCTTTTATCTCCTGTTCGATAGCCAACTCATCACCATGTGTGAATACCTTAAAGATAACTTCATATCCTGATTTTGGTAACTTCACAGGAAACTCTCTACTATCTCTCTGATACTCTACCTCATGTGGTTTGGCATCTAGTGAAGATAAATCTACTTCTACTTGTTCTCTATTGTATTCTACCGGGTAGTCCTTTCCGTAAGATAAAATACGAGCAGCTATCATAATAGCGTTCTTATCTCCTACTAGTAAGTCCTTGTAATCGAACTCTGTTACTAATAGAGATTTCAGTAACTTATCAATAACAGTTCCGTTCTTGATGTAGTTCTGATTAGTAAGAATATCTTCTTCTTTAGCAGTCATGTATTTCATCTCTACTTCTCCTGATGCTAAAGGATGTTCTTCAGGGTAAAGTAAACCTTTGGAAGGTAACTCGATGATCTCTGTGGGTAATGTAAACTCCATAAAACTTGTTTAGTTATAACTTATCATATATAAATATCTAAGAAAAAAAAACCTAGACATAAGCCTAGGTTCTTTCCATCAAATATTTTATAAGATTACTTTTCAGAATACTTTCTTTCGTATGTCTTTTGACAGTTGCCGTATTCTTTGTGAAGACCTTTTACAATCTTCTTCATCTCATTCATCTTTCTATTATCAATAATACCTGCTAAAGAAGTATCTTCTTCTAAAGAGTTGATCTTAGATTCGTAAGCTGCAATAATCTCTGAGATAACTTCTAATTGCATCTCCATTGCTCCTTTACTACAAGTTCTTTCTATGATCTTTGCTACCTCTTCTGCTGTAGTGCCTTTTAGAGCTTCTTGAACATATTCTTTTACCTCATCAGAAACTTCAGTAGATACTTCTACCTCTGGCATTATCTCGCCTTCGTCCACTTCTTTTTCATCAACACTCTCTCCTAAGTGAGATGCATCAATATCCATTGGTGCTAATGCTTTCTCTATCTCACCATATAAATACTGAGCTACATCTTCTGCATAGAACATCTCACCGCTATCTTGGTGATCTTGGTAAATGTCTTTTGCACATTGTAAGAACTTTTCTAATAAAGGTTGACTTGTTAGTCCCTCTATTCTGTCCTTATTGTCTTGATCTTCAGCTAACATACTAACTGATGTTAGTTTATTCTCTGTCAAGAACTTTCTGATGTTGAAATTATCCATAATCTTTATTAGAAGTTTAGTACTGCATAATCAAATGCTAAGGTCATATCAATAGATACTGCTTCTGCACTTGACCAGTCGTAAGATCCGAAGTTAGAAGATTCTACGAATGCTCCTTTCAAGATCCACTCACCAACGATATCCCCTACAGGACCTAATACGTTGAAGGTAACGTCTTTCTTGTAAAGATCTGCATAGTTAGCACGACCTGTTACTGATTCGTATCCTGCTCTTGCCCACTCCATTACTGCTTGAGTACCTGAAGGAGTGATTGGATCATATAAGGTTACTGACATGTTGTTCCAATCTCTCTTACCTCTCAATCTACGGTAAGTGTTGATGTGATCTAGCTTGATAGGTGAATCAGTGAAGTTTGGTGCTGAAGCTGTCTTCACTAAATATGAAGGAATACCATCAATGTACATGATGAACCTATTTTGAACTTTTGGTTCAAAAGCGTTGAACATGATTTCGTTAGCGTCTAATATTGGCATCTTATTACGTTTTTACTTTATTATAAATAGTTAGACTTCAAATCTTGCACCAGTAGGTTCTACTACGAAGTCGAGTACGATAAACTCTGCAGTTTTAGTAGGTTGGATGTAGATCTGTCCTACTAACATATTTCTATCTACTACGTCTGCTGGATTGTTGATATCATCCATTACAACTCTAAATGCATATAAACCTTCTCTCTGAACTACTATGTCTAAATAAGGATTTACTGCTGCTAAGAATCTGTTTCTTGTAGCGATTGAGTTTTGTTCGAATACTAAGTTGTTAGCTTGATTACCAATGAATCTCTTCAAGGTGATCAATAGTCTTCTAACATTTACTCTATCTAAAGCACTTGGCTTAGTTTGTAATGTTTTCTGACCGTATGCTACAACTCCTGTTCCTGGGAAGGTTGCTAAAGGATTTACCTTAGCTGAGTAAAGTGAATCTCTATCTTTCTTAGATAATTTTCTCTCTGCTCTTAGTACTCCAGGAATACCACCTCTTACCATACCAGCTGGTGCGAACCATGATGCTGCTACTGAATCTGAGAAGGAATAAACACCTGGCATAACAACTGATGCTGGAGACCAGATCTGTTTACCTATCCCTTGAGTCTGTACTTTTACCCACGGCCAGTAAGTTGCTGCATAAGAACTGTTTAGCTCTTTTGCTTCTATGACTGCATCACCTACTGCTGCTCCATAAGGTACAGTATCTAAGATGTAAATAGAATCTCCTCTCTCTTGTACTAAATCTAAATACTTACCTACTGTAGTAGCATGTTGTTGTTGATTCAAACCTGGTGTTACTAAAACATCAAATCTGTAACCTTCAGTATTGTTTAGTACTTTTACTGCGTTAGAGTATCCAGGAACATCTCCTGCTAGAGCTTCAATACCTTCTGTATTGTCTCCGTTGATCTCATGTAGGAATTTAGCTCCTGCTGGTGCTATTGAACCTTGACCGCTTACAAAAGGAATAACACCTTCTGCTCCTGCTAAGACGTCTAAGTCTGCTGCAAATGCTGCTTTAGGTTTTCCTGAGTTATCAAAGTAGTCTGGTTGCTGTACGTTTACTGATTGTACTCTTACTAGTCTTGATCTGTTTGGATATTCACCGTACTCCTGTACTGCGTTACCTTCAGCATTCAATGCATAGTGTGTATCACCAATAACTGCTGCAATGTAGTTCTCAGAGTTTGGATCTAAGTTTACATTACTGTATGTCTCTAAGAAGATAGGAGTCTTATCTGTATCGTCACCTCTTCTGATGTAAATATCAAATACACCTAAATCAGAATCTACATCTCTCAACTCTACTCTAAAGTTGTCAACAGTACCAGCATCTACTGAACCATCTGTCTCTACAGAACCTGATGAGTTGAAAATCTCTCCTTTACCTAATGTTTCTAAAGTGAAGAAGGTACTTGGAGCTGATACGTTAGTACCACCTGCTAAAGTTCCTACTACTTCTTCTAATGCTGCTTCTGCTACTTTTACTTCTAAACCTTCAAAAGCAGTACCAGCTACTGTTGCACTAATGTCAACACTTGTACCTGAACCTCCGTAAATCAACTCTAAAGGTAAACCTAAGTTGGAGTTGAAAGAGCTTGATAGGTTAGTTATTGCACTTACTGCAGTTGATCCTGTCTCTACAAAGAAGATAGGAGATTGATCTGCTGGGATACCGTTAGCAGGATCTGTGAAGATGAATCTGTAAGTCTCACCACTGTGAGTGAACTTCAACTCATGATCAGTAACTGTACCGAAATCTTGAGTCAAGATTGTTGCTGCTAAATCAGCACTTACTGTTGAAATACTTCCTCCTACTGTCTCACCTGCTACTACTGCTGATGATGCTGCTGACCATGTATCTGATGGTTCAACAACTCTTGTCATCAATAAAGAAGTTCCTCCTTGCTCGAAGTATTTCTCTGCTGATACTGAAGATAAATGTTGGTAGTAGTCTGATCCTGAAAGGAATCTATCACCAAAGATAGATACATACTCACTGTAAGATCTTACAATAGTAGGAATATCAATTGGTCCTTTTACTGCTGGTCCTACAACTGCTGTAGATACTTCAGCGGGTGCTGGTGTCAAGTAAGAAAGGTCTTGCTCTCTAGTAAATACACCTGGGGATACTATTCTCTCTGCCATGTTGTAATGAGATTGTTAGTTTATTTCTAATAAATAGTTGGATAACTCTCAAACATTACTTATTGTGTTCAAGAGATTATTTCAATAATAAATAGAAAAAGAGGTACTAAACCCCTACTTATTTCTCTTCTGTAGGAATAAACTCTCCAGCTTCTAGATCTACTGTACCAACTCCATATGCTTCTGTAAGTTCTTCTCCTAATGCTTTCTCTAACTCTAAGGTTTCATCTAAGAAAGTTAATACCTGGTTTCTCTTTGCTTCTAGAGTTGCTCTATCAATATCCAAGTTACCTAACTCCTGGATTACTGCTTGTCTTCTTTGTTGAGTATCATTGATTCTTTGGATCTGATCCTCTGTTAGTTTTTGATTTGCCATCTTACTATTTCTATTGTTTATTATTATGTTTTGATTTTATCTCCTTTAGTATCTATTACTATCTAATAACTATTCTATTGATAGAAAGATCCTCTATTTCTGTTGATTTATTGATTCAAATATCTTCTGTTGGTCAAACTTTATGGTGTCTAAATATGGACATTCATAAGGTGTTCCTGTAAACTGATAATCAAATAAATAACTATCTGGTAGACAAATACCATCAGGAGTCTCTGCTTCAATGTTTAAATGTGATTCATAACCAAATACCTTTGGTGAGGTTCCTATCCATAGTACTGTAGACTGTAACCCTAATGCTGCTGAAGCATGCTGTAGACAGGAATCAATCAATACTCTCTTCTGAGAGACTAATAACATAGAGAATAACTCCATATTTGTTATTAACTTATCTACTACCTCTACATCTGGTAAATGCTGTGATCCTGTTCTACAAACCTGAATAACATGAAACCCTGCTTTGTTTAGTTGATCAGCAATATTCAAGGCTACACTGTAAGGCATGTCTCTGGTCCAGGAATAAGGTAACTGCTGGTCAGTCAAAGGTCCTCCATTGGTCTGAAGGACTGCTACAGGCTTATCTCTCTTCCAGGCTTGAATACCTACATCCTTCTGTACTGAGTTAAAAATAAGTTCTGGTTTCTCTTTCTTGTACTTTAGATCATAAAGCTTTGACCAGTTCTCAATCAAAGGTAACTTCTTGTGAATGTGATCTGTAGTAAAGTAAGGTTCATGTTTGAACATTAGACTATCCTTACCCTCAATGTAATCCTGGTAAAAGTAAGGAGTGTTTCCTATTGCATAAACTCTATCTACAGAACTAAGATTTAGAAAGACCTCAGGGTATGCACAGATAACTAATAACTCCCTGGTAGGGTGAGTCTTCTTGATAGCTTTAGCTACTGCTGTAGCTGCTACATGCTTTCCTAATCCTCCTTCAACATGGAATATTGAATACTTCTTTGACATAATAACTTCTAATCCTTCAAGGGTGAAAGATAGAGTAGACCTCTACCTAATACCAATGTAAGAAATGTTTTTTTGTTCTACAACTATTTTACCTATTTTTTTTATAATCCCTCTACTGCTAAAGTTTGAACACTTAGAGTAAAGTTTCCACTTGGTGTAAATTGCCAGTATCCTGCAGGAGCTGGTGTGGTGCTAGTACCTGGACTTACATTTTGATCAGCAATGGCGATCTTTATTGTATTACCCTGTCTTACAGTAACATTAGTGTAGTTAGTAGTACATCCTGCTCCTCCTCCACCTTGGTCAAAGGCAGTTATCCTAACTACAGAAGCATCTGTTACAGTTACTGAAGAAACATTCCAGGAAGGTGCTGATCCTGCTGAAGAGTTCATAGTTGCTAAGGTGACACCTCCCTGTACAATAGTTACCTTAGCTTTATCACAGTTGTCACCATTGTTACTAGGTGTTCCTAAAGTAATAGTGTAAGAAGTAGCTCCGCCTCCTCCACCTCCTGATCCATCAGACCAGGTCTCTCCATACATCTCATTAAATCCTTTTGGACTAGTAGTACTCCAAGTAAAAGAATCTACATTAGATTGATAAGTAGCAGGTGATCCTGTTAAAGTATTCATAGAGGTAGAAGCAGTAGTGTGCTTAGAGGTTGCTGCATAATCTGCTTCAGCTTCTAAAGACTTCCTCATAGCTCCTAAGGAAATAATACCTGTACTGTCTGGTGCGATCTTGTAATCAGCCATCTTACTTTCCTAATCTTGATTCTAAATCCTCTACCTTGGCAGTTAACTCTTTTACTGCTTCAATCAATACACCTACTACATTTCCATATGCTACTGAGTAGTT